GCTAGAAAGCAGCACGATTTTTAGAAAATGGACTATGGAAGGGGGACCGAGTTTTGAAAAAAATCAGTCAAGAAATTTCTAAAGAAATTCAAACCCGCCTCGATCGATGCGAGACCCACGGGGAATATACAGCCAAAGGCTGGTTCCCTGGTGTCTGGAGCCGGTGCCCTGGATGCGAGCAAGAACGCCTTGACCGTGAGGCCGAGGCAAAAGAGCGAGCTGAAAAAGCAGCTCGCCTGGAGCGGTGGAATAACCGCCTCAACTCGTCGGGAATTCCAGATCGCTTCAAAGATAGAACTTTGGATACCTATATCGTTAAGACCAATGACCAGGCATTTGCCTTGGAACATTCCAAACGATATGCCGCAAACTTTGCGGAGATGCTTCGCACCGGCTGCTCGATGCTTTTTGTCGGCAGACCAGGAACAGGCAAAACGCATCTTGCATGCGCGATCGCTTTGCGGATCATCGGGACCGAAAACAGAACTGTTAGTTTTCTAACCACGCAGAGGTTGATCCGGCGCATCCGTGATACCTGGGCGCATGGAAACCCAGAGACAGAAACGCAGGCGATCGAGAAACTTGTTTGGCCTGATCTGCTGATCATCGATGAGGTTGGCGTGCAATCTGGGACAGACAACGAGCGCAACATTTTGTTTGATGTCATCAACGAGCGATATGAAAAATCAAAACCGTCGATTTTGATTTCAAACTTGCCGGTCAAAGAGGCGACAGAATATTTGTCTGAACGCATCATCGATCGGCTAAAAGAAAATGACGGGAAAGTTTTAAGGTTTGATTGGGAAAGCCACAGAGGAAAAACAAAATGACTGAGATCATTCTTATTGCAGGCGGGTTTGCTCTTGGGTGGTTGATCAGAATGATTTGTAAGGAGATATCATGACCGACGATCTTGTGAATCGGCTGCGCGACCTTGTGAACGATGACGACACAGAGATGCTGGCATGGCAAGCCGCCGACCGCATTGAGCAACTGGAAGCGGCGCTAATCGCCATCATAATCACCGCGCCATTTGGTAAACCGCAAGAAATTGCCCGTGCCGCACTAGGGGAGAAGAAAGATGATTAGCACTTTGTCATTACAAACTCGCAGAACTTTGCCCGCCGAGCTTCGCACATGGGCAACTCTTGTCTCACAGGGCCATGCTGTTCCTGCTGCGGGTGGCGTTATGTTTAATGCTGCCCAAGAGCTTGAGCGCATGGGAATGCTGTTGGAGGCTGGCGGTGGCCGATACTGGGAAGGCCGCAAGGTTCAATATATGCCGATGATTGGCGGCATCCTTAAGAAGATCCGCAACAGCGGAGAGCTGGCCAGCATCAGCGCCCAGGTCGCATATCAAAACGATTTTTTTGAATACGAACTTGGCGATGATGAAAAGATCACCCACAAACCTTTCTTGGGTGCTGACCGTGGCAAGCCTGTAGCCGTGTATGCGATTGCGCGGACCAAGGACGGCGCTGTTTATCGCGAGGTCATGTCGGTGCCTGAAGTTGAAAAGGTCCGCCAGGCAAGCCGTGCTGCGAACGCTGGCCCCTGGGTGCAATGGTGGGATGAGATGGCCCGCAAGACCGTCATTCGCCGTATTGCTAAACGTCTGCCATCGAGCGCCGATGTTGATCATATCTTTGATGCCGACAACGAGGCTTCAGGATTTGCCCAGGTCGAGCGCCGCGCGCCGGTCAATGTTACGCCGCCGCCGGATGAACAGATCGAGCCAATGAGCAGGCTGAAACGGTCGATCGCAGAAGCCACCGTCGAACCCGTTGACCAGGTAACTGGCGAGATTTTGGAGGGCAAAGCAGATGTCGCAGCTTCTGACGCCTAAAGATCTCAGAGCCAGGTGGAAGCTTTCGGATGACACCCTTCGCAAATGGAGGGTGTCAAACACCGGGCCAAGCTATATCAAGCTCGGCGATACCAGGAACGCCCAGGTTCGCTATCGTTTAGAAGATATCGAGGCATTCGAACGGTCCAATAAGTTTGTGACAAACAACTAAAAAAAGCCCCGGCGATTTGACCCGCCGGGGTTTATTTATTTTTTAGCATCATGGCACCAGGCTTCGCGCCTGGCGTTGTTAACTTTTATCTCAACAATCGTTTGGTCGGTGTCCTTCTTTGACCAGGATACATCTTTCCAAACAGCGCAGGCGGAAGTGTTAGTCCCGACTGTTCCTGTCAGGGTCGCGCACCCGGTCAGGGTTAAGGTTGATAGCATCACCAGCACGAACCGCATCTTCCATTCTCCTTAAAGCATCAACCGTTGCAGCCGCCTCGATCTCCGCCACCGCGTCAGAGCGGATCTTGAAATAGATCCCGCCCAAAACCATAGCGATAAGGCCACCAATTACCAGGTAACGGCCCAGGGGTGAGAATAGCAGGGCAATCATATGCCGTACTCCTCCAAGTGCTTTTTGCGCCAGTACCAAATAGCGCCGCCGATCGCGATGATCGCCGCCATCATGAGAAACTGCGTGTTACCAAAAAGCCCCATGACCGTAGCAAAGAGGTCGTTTGCTTCTTGCACCTGGCCGACAACTTCTTTGGCAGCGCCGACAGATCCAAGAACGCCAACAGCAGCGGCACCCATGCCTTGTTTGCTATCGACCATTGTTTTTTCCTGCTTAGGAACAGGAACCATTTCGCTTTCATAATTGTCGGCCCACATTTTCTTGGCAACGGCGAGGCATGTGCGCCGGTCGGCAATGCCGTTGGTGCCGCCGTTGATCTTCTTGGTGACCGCGACCACATCGTCTTTGTCGGCGCACGCATTGATCTTGCGGCTTTTCCAATACTCGCAAGCAATTCGCAGCGATGTTTCTGGGTCTGCTGCCTTCTCAGGATCGCCGACAAGATCGATGCCGAGAATATCGCCATACTTCTTGTAATTGGCGCGGCCCGTGAGCTGGAAGATGCCACGACCAGCGTAACGCTTGCCGTCACCCGGCTCGGTGTTGCCAAGATCCTTGCGCCCTTCATAGCGTTTCTGCGCGTCTGTTGGCCCCCAGATCTCACGCATGAACTTAAAGCCGCCTGTCTCATGGGCTGCCTGCGCCCAAAAGTGTGCCTCACGCAGCGCCGTGTTGATCTCGTATTCGGCCAGCACAGCAGGAGCCACAATGGAGAACTGCTTCAACAGATCCTTCTTGGCACGCGGGGCGAGGGCACAAAGATCTTCATACAGAGATGTGGTCATGTTAGTTCCTTAATGTGAGGTGCCCGCCGAAATACATACGCCTCTAATTTTTAAGTTATAAGCGTATGATCTTTCATGGGCTTCGCGTGTTTTATGCAATCCGTGAAGGCACTCTTGTTCGCTACTATAGATAATCATCGGTGCATGGTAGAGGACGTTTAAGGACTGAGCATCAATCAGCCAAGTAATAAGAAGAAACTTGATAGTGACGATGGGGTCCATTCATCGCTCCTACCTAACTGACAAGCTGATGGTGACAATCATTCCAACTACTAGAAGAACGACCACAAGAGCAGCCATGCCTAACGTCTTTAATTGGTGCATCTGTTCTTCACGCTCCCGACGAGCGGAAGCGGCAGCGGCTTTCTGTTGCTTTTGTATGTTGACGATTTCGCGCTGAACTTCTTCCCATCCGCGCAGGCCATACTGAGCTACAAAAGCGTTTTGCACTTCGTGAAACCAAGCTTGTGCCTGTTTGCGTTTGACTACGATGTCCATTGCCATTTCTTCGACAGAGACGCCAGAGAACAATTTGGGCTTGGGAGGTGTAGCCGATAATTGCGTCAGCTTGGCAACAGAACCGTAAAGTTTGGCAACGTCTGATGCCATGCCTTGAATTTCTTTGCCAACGCTGATGCCACCCTTGATGGCCTCGTAGGCCATTTTAGCGCCACCAAAAATAAGTGAGATGGTGGCGGGGTCCATTACTTCACCTTTTGCTCAAGAATATGAACGCGCTTGTCCAAATCGCCCCTAATTTTTTCCATATCAAAACGGATCGAAGAACGGGCCATAGCAGCGTCAGTCGCCATGTCCATTCGGCTTTTTTCAATTGCAGCCATAGACTTTTCACGATCAAGCGTCATGGCAGCACGGGCCAATGCAGCGTCACGCTCGACCTTGTCGATCTTGTCGTTCAACTGCTCGCGAATTTGCGCCATATCAATCGTCGTACCTTGTGGCGGGATTGCTTTATTGTCAGCGTTAACCACTACGGCAATCTTGGATTTGATCTGAATGATTTCATTGTTGGCGCTAGACAAAGCGTTCATGAGATACACAACGCATGAAAACAAGATCGGAATACCGGCAAAAGTAATTTTTTCAACCAGCGCACCTTTGCTAGCTGATGCCGCCATTTCAAGAGCAATCTTCTCTTGCTTCTCTTCTGTTGTACTCATTTGTCAGCTTTCCCATCTAGCTTGTCATAGATGCGCTGAAACATATCTTCGATATGCTGCATGCGCTTATCAAGATCATCTTTGGCAACATATGTTTTTGGAAGGTCAACTTCGATCGCGTGGATATTGGCTCGCAGTTCTTTAACCGCGCCCCATAATTCACGCGCAAACCATCCGCCAGCAGCTATAGCTGTTCCGCCAACAAAATTAAAAACAAGCTGCGGGTCCATTTAATAGCCCTTTGGAATGTTAACGAGCCGACTGTTTGGCTCAATGGCTATGAACTCATGAGACTGGCCGACTGCAAAATCAACCACATCTCCGCTCTTGGCAACCATTTCCCAGCCATCGCCATGAACGCGAAAAGCCCCCCGCGATATGATTGAAATATGGTTTGAATACTGATCATGCGTGTGCATGGGCAGAGTATCGGTCGGACACTCAAAATCATACACAGTGATGTTCAATTTACCATATTTGGCTGGTGTAACTTTCATCATCAGATGACACTCGGACCATTACCAACAGTGCTGCTTGTCGTATCAAGTTCAGCTTGAGTTGCCACAACTTTCACAGAGATGATCTTAGATGTGAAACCATACTGATTGATGGCCGTGATCGTTTCCGTAAATGTGCCAACGCCCACTGGAGTGTAAACTTGGCTTCCAGAGACGGAAAACGATTGCCCACCAAAGGAACCAAGTCGAATTTCAGTTGCATCTGTCGCAGACCATGTAAGTGTCGTTTCTTGACCTAAAAAGATTGGGCTAGGTGAAAAGAACGAGCTGACACTTGGCTTTGGCGGTACAGGATAGAAGACACTATCCTTCCAATAGAATTGATATGCGACGATGCTGTCATCGCAATCAACCCAAAAGAATGGAGCAACTATTGGAAATTCTTCATCCGCGACCTGAGCAACAGCATCCCCCAACAAGTTAGGAGGTTCATTGTAATCGTAAATGAGTTGTATAGGAGAGATAAGAGCTTTTTTCATGCGCCCACCCATTCAATATAGACAAGACCGTTGACACCCGCACGAAGACTTCCGCTGCCGCTCGAAGCAGACCCCGGAAATCCAGACCCAGCATTGTTTGATGCAGTCCAAACTAATGGGGTGTTGTTTGTTGAACTTGTTGTTCCCATTGGCTGAATAAAAGTTCCGCCATTTAGTCCACCCGAAAAAGTATTTCTCAACGTTCCACCAGAACCAGTTCCATTTGTCACATTGCTTCCAGCAATGTTAGTTCCAGACCCGCCAGTTGCGGAAATCAATCCACCAAACGAAGACGATCCTCCGGGATTACTAGTTCCTGATCCACTAGCAATACCAGTGCCGCCTGCTCCTACTGTTACTGTATAACCAGTGCCGGGAACAACAGTAACAAATCCATAGGCAAGACCGCCAACACCCCCAATAGAATAACAGCAACTATTCAAATAGTTATTGCCACCGCCAGCACCGACAACAAGAACTTTAACTTGAGTTACGCCTGTTGGAGCAGTCCAAGTTGTTGAGCCTGCGGCAGAGAAGATTTGATTGCGATACTGCATAGCAGTTGCGGCTGGCGTTGCACTCGTCCAAGTCGTGCCATTGCTGATCAGGACGTTGCCAGAAGTTCCGGGGGCAACAGCTTGTACAGCAGATGTACCATTGCCAAGTAAAACGCTGTTAGCAGTTAGCGTTGCCGCTCCCGTGCCGCCATTTGCAACAGGGATTGTGCCGGTAATCATTGAAGGTGGAACTTGAGTAAGAGCCATAATTATTACTCCGCAGAAGTGATTGGTTGAGGCTCAACAGACACTGGAGTTGTCCACTAACCAATTGATGGATTGTATGAAAATCCGATGCCAACTTCTAAACCGTCAATGTTAACGATGTAATGAGCATCGGGCGCTGTCTAAGCGCCACAGTCTCCGTCCCAACATA